CATCGCCGCGCTCGGGGAGGGATCCAGGTGGCGAGCCGAGGCCCGCGCAGCCGCCCGGCAGACCTAGAAGTAGATGCATCGCGTCGTTTGACGAGGTCAGCGGTGATGAAGGTGGGCAGCACAGCCCGGAGGCCGCTGGTCCGACCCTGCGCCTGGTGAAGGGTGAGGGCGACCAGTAGGCGGGGCTGGGTTCGGGTCACACTTCGTCGCTTGGTGCCTCGGAGAAGTCGAGGCCATTCACCACGGTGGAGTTGCGGATGAGCGAAGCGGGCGAGTTGTTGGCGGGTTGGCGGTTGGATCAGGAGCGGCGGGGGTTGATGCCCTCGACCATCTTGCGGCGGATGACGATGGTGCGTGGTTGGGCGCGGTGGTGTGACGCGGGCGGGCTGAGCCTGCGGTCGGCGACGCGCGACGACGTGGAACGCTTCCTCGACGCCAAGGAGATCGGCGCGCGCACTCGCTACACCTGGATCTCGGCGTTGCACTGCTTCTACGCATGGGCGGTGATCGAGGACCATCTCGATGCCGATCCGACGCACCGGATCGTGAGGCCGAAGCTCCGGCGTACCCTCCCCCGCCCGGTCTCCGATGCTGATCTCGCCATGGCCATCGCGCTGGCTCCACCGATGGAGCGCCGGTGGGTGATCCTCGCTGCGTACGCCGGGATGCGGGTGGGTGAGATGGCCGTGCTGTGCCGTGACGACGTGCTGTTCGATCAGGAGCTGCTGCACGTGACGGGGAAGGGCGCGAAGGAGCGCATGGTTCCGATGTCGCGTGCGGTGCTCGAGGAGCTGCGCACGTGGCCGATGCCACGGGTCAACCGGCCGATCTTCACGAGGCCCTCGGGTGGCCCCTGGACCCCGGCTGGGCTGTCTCGCGCTGGGAGCGTCTATCTGCACGACATCGGGGTCGATGCGACGCTGCACCAGTTCCGGCACTGGTTCGGCACGCGCACGCTGAAGGTCTCGAAGAACCTTCGCACCGTGCAGGGCCTACTCGGGCACTCGTCGCCTACGACGACGGCGATCTACACGGCGTTCTGCGATGACGATGCGCGCCTCGCGGTGAGCTCTCTCGGTGAGGTGCGAGCCGAGCAACCCTTGTTCTGAAGGGCTACCTTGCGCCCGAAGGGTGCCGCGGTGGGGCGGCCGCACAAGAGGCGGGAGCAGAGCGTCATGGCGCAACCGAGGTGCACAAGGTGCACGTACCAGCCGACCAGCGACGAGGATGCCCGACGGCACCACAACGAGGTGCACAGTGGCTCGAGGTCGTCGGTGCCGGCTCAAGAGAGGGCCCCGAAGATCGAGCATTCGAAGCGAGGAACGCTCTTCAGCACGAAGTGCGCGATGTGCCGCATCCGCATCGGCAGAGGCCAGTCGTCGAAGCGCTTCGCGTTCCGGAACAGGACCTACTGCGAGGCGTGCTGGCGCTATATGCGAAAAGGCTGAGGCTCAAGATTCACCTCGGCGAGTCTGGTGCTCGGCGCACGGCAGCAGCTCGGTGGTGGGAGCTCGTCGAGGATGCTCTGGTCGACTCGATCGGTGTGCCTCTTCGCATCTGTAGGGGCTTGGCGCCGCTACTTGTGGTTGAGGTGCTGGTCGCTGTCGATGATCAAGCCGCGTCGCTCCCAGCGGCGGAGCATGCCGAGGACTTTGCGGCCCAGCATCATCTCGAGCTCGTCGGCCATGAAGTGCAGCTGGTCGCGAATCGTGCCGCCGATGCCGTCGAGGTGTCCCCACCCGAAGTCCATGAGTGCCGTGCCGGCAACGGAGGGGTCGAGGGGACGTTCGAGCTGGCGGCGGCCGCGCACGATCGACTCGGCTGCGCTGGGAAGGTGCGCGCGGCCTTCGTTGCGGAGATCCGCCAGCCGCTCGAGCATGGCGTGCGTGACCTCGAGGGTGGATCCGTGCATGGTGCCGCTCTCGTAGCGGTGCTCGAGTTGCAGTTGGCGTAGCAGGGCCACGATCAAGGTGCGCCGCCGGGCGATCGACCCACTGAGCTCGAGGGGCTCCTTCAGGAGCGGGTCGATGACGACCTGCTCTTCGAGCCACGACGTGAGGTACTGCCCCGGGGTGGTCATCGCCTGGCCACGTTACGTCCGCTCGAACTCTTGACGCGAAGACGCCCCCGGCCGGGAGGGCCGGGGGCGTTCGAGCGAGGTGGACGTGGTGGACTTACCGCCGGGTTCAGCAGGCGGGTGGCGGGAGCTCGTCAAGGATGCGGCGTTCGACGCGAGCGGTGAGCACGTTGCGGCGGTCAGGGGCGAGCTCGCCGAAGTCGGCGACCTCGTCGACGCCGGCTTCAATGGCGGCGCGGATCTCGATGCGGGACTCGGTGCGCTGGGCACAGGTGATCGAGGCCTCGCGGCGGGCGTCGAGACCCCAGAGGACCGATGCGACGAGCAGCGCTGCGAGACAGACCAGTGCGAGCGTGGTCGAGCTGCGCCGGCCCCTGCGTTCGGCGATGACGACGCTGGTGAGACGGGCGAAGTCGTCGCGGATCCCTTGGAGGACGGTGAGCTCCGCGCTCACCGGTTCCGGGCTGGATGAGTGGGTCATGGGGTCTCCGAGGGCTCTGGGCGCGGTCGGTAGACGACGCGCTCTGCTGCGGCGACCGCTTGCGCGCTCGCCTTGTCGATCTGGTCGAGGGCGGTGTTCGCTTCGGCTCGCCGGGCGCGGGTCGAGGTTCCCCAGACGAGCTCGACGGCGGCAGCGCGTGCGCGTGCGAGGCGGTTCACGATGTGCGCCGGTGTTGACGGTCGATCGCCCGTCGGGCGTCGTCGAGGGCTCGCCGGTTCTCCTCGAGGGCGTGGTTGGTGGTCTCGAGGAGGGGGAGGTGGCGTTCGGCCATCTCGATGAGCCGGTCGGTCTGCTCGCGGCTGGCCTTGCGTTCCTCGAGGATCTGGCGTTGCTGCCACCAGATGACGAGCAGCGCGAGGCCACCGAAGGCCACGAACGGGCCTAGGGAGTCGAGCCAGGGCGCCGCCGGGGAGGCGTCGGACTGTGCGAGGTGCAGCCATGTGATCACCTGCCTCTCCTACGGTGGCGGGGAGGGACTGCGCGTCGGTGGCGGGGTGATTCCGTCGGAATCGCCCCGCCGCTCGGCGTGGTCATCGTTCAGCCGCCTGGCGCCCGGGCGCCGACGATCTGGAGCTCGCTCAGGATGGGCACGGCGGCGGCGGGAGCCTTGCGGATCCACTGGGTCTCGCGGTTCGGGTCGTTCGCCGGCACTGGCGCGACGAGTCCGACGATCGCTCGTTGCTCGAGCGCCCGGGTGGAGGTGATGTGCTCGCGGTGGGTGCCGGTGCACAGCCATACCTTGTGGTCGGGGAAGCGGTACGCGAGTGCCATGTCGGGGTCCTCCTGGCGGACGGTGGGTGGCTCGGTGGGCGCGGGGGTGGGGGTGCCGGTCATGCGGCGTGCGACCCGTGCCCGCCCGCCGGTGAGGTCGTAGGGCCGGACGTCGATCTTGCGGCCTGCGGGCCGGCAGATCGACTTGTGGTCCCAGAGGTCGGTGCCGGGTTGCAGGCCGAGGTAGATGCAGATGGCGGCGTTGCCCTGGATCATCGCTTCGTACTGGCGGCCGTCGACCGGGAACGGTTCGCCCACGCCGTCGAGGGCGATCTCTCGTCCGAGCGCCCAGTACTTCACCCCGGAGCTGATTCCTCCGCGGTGGGGCAGGTAGGAGACGCCGGGATGGTTGGCGGCTCCGGAGGCGACGCAGATGTGGACCCCATCGCGGGTGAGTGTGAGGTTGGCGAGCGGTCCCGGGACATCGGGCCGCCCGCGGCGGACGGTCTCGAGCGCACCCAGGGGGCCGGAGCGTTGGCTGGAGGCATCGTGGTGATCGACGATGGCCAGCCACTCGTGGGGTTCCTTCCCAGCGCCGGCGAACTCGGGCACGACCTGGACCGGGAGCCCGGCGTCGCGGAGGATGTCGGGTAGCCACAGAGCGCGGCCGCGGCGGCGGGAGCCGATGCCGGTCATCGGACCGGGTCGACGCGGTGGCGTCGCCCTCGGCGGGTGCGCCGTGTGCGGCCAAGCATGCGATCGGGCCAGCCGCTCCATCGCTCCGACGCCATAGGCTCGGGGTAGATCGCGACCCAGCCGCAGCGGGAGATGAGCTGCGCTCGGGAGAGCTCAGCCACCGTTCAGGCCTCGGGGTCGCTGCAGGCCGAGCGCTCGTCCTCGGGCAACGTGAAGCTGGCGAGCTCGCTCAGGCGACGCTCGATGGTCGCGGGCGAGTCGGTGAACGCCCGCTTGGTCTCGGCTCTGGCCACCAGCGCTCCCGACGTGGTGAAGGCACCGGAGATGAGCAGCAGCGCCTCGGCCAGCTCCAGGCGCAGCACGACGGCAGCGACGATGGCGAGCACCACGATTGCGCTGGAGACGAGGAGGGCGGGGAGCCGGATCGGCTCGTTGGTCATGTTCATGGCGACCTCCAAGGGTCAGGTTGAAGTTGACGGTGAGGGTTCAGGTGGGTGGGTCGAGGGTGAGTGCGGCGGTGAGCGCGACGTCGGTGACGATCTCGATCGCGGGGCGGGCGTCGTTCGCCGGGTTGATGGCGGCGAGCGCGTCCCAGAGGTCGCCGGCGTGGTCGATCAGGCCGGCGGCGACGCTGAGGATCGCGGCGGCCATCGCCGGGTCGTCGAGCGGGGTGGCAGGCGTGCCCGGGTCGACGATCGACGCGGGCTGGGGGTCAGGCGGTGCGGACGAACTGGAACACGGACCAGCGCTGGCCAGCGTTCGTGGAGACGCCGTTGCCGCCGGCGGTCACTGTCGAGCGCAGGACGTACTGGCCCGACGTCGGGATCACGATCCCGGTGTGCTCCACGGGGTCGGGCGCGGCCTCGGTCGTCGGGTTGTACCTGGCGGCGGTGCCGACGGTGATGGTCGACCCGCCGGCGAGCGGGGTGAGCTCGAACGTGCACGTGCCGAGGGCTGCGCCGCGCTCGCCGAACGACAGCTGCTTCCAGGTGCCGGCGTCGAAGTGTCCGGCGTACCACTCGACCCAGCGGTTCAGCGACGTGGAGTCGGCCTGCATGGTGGCGGCGAACCAGCGGGCGTTGCTGAACAGGCGGCTGGGCGCGTGGGACGCGTCCTTCCACGAGACGAACGCGTGCAGCACCGGCTTGGCCCACTCGCCGTTGCCGATCGCGGCCCGGAGCTCGGCGGCGGTGCGATCTGCGGTGAGATCGATGCCGGCGAGCGTGCGCGAGGTGGGGACTGCACTGACGTCTGCGGCGTCGAGGACCACGGTGCCGGTGGCGCCGTTCACCGAGTCGACTGCGCCGCCCGAGGGCGCCGAGGCCTCGCTGACTTCGGCGTTCTCCTGAGCGACCCACTCGGCCGGGGTGCCGGGCGACGCTTCGAGGACGGCGTCGTCGATGGTGGTTGCGCCGTCGGCGGCGGTGGTGAAGTTGGCGTCGACAGCGGGGACGTCGTCGACCCACACCCGGATCCGGGCGATGTCGAAGTGGCCGGACCCGCGACCGATCCACTGCTCGGCGGCGTCCGAGGCTGCGATCGAGGGATCAGCTGCGGACACGTCCTCGACGAGCGTCGTGATCCAGCGAGAGCCGTCGTCGGGGTCTTCGTAGTCCCAGCCGATGTCGCAGCGCACACGGTGCGAGACGGTGGCCCCGGTGAGGTCGTAGTCGACCATCCACTCGAACCACTTCCCGGCCGGGACCGTGCCGCCGGTCGACTGGATATCCTCGATCACTGAGCCGTCGGGGGTCTTCTCGACGAACGTGCGCGGCTCGCCCGAGTCGGTCGCGATCGCGCCCTCGATCCGGTCGGCACCGTCGGTGCCGTCGTTGATCTCCTCGGACCAGTCCTCTTGGTACTGGTTCGGGTTGTCGCTGCTGGGCGACACGACGATTCGTCGCCACGACCGAAGCCGCAGCGACGAGGCGGGGGAGTCGATCGTCGTGGAGCACGACCAGTGCCCTCGAGGAGAGGTTCCGTAGCCCTCTTCGCCGTAGCCGACCGACGTGTACGCGGCCGGCTCGCCACCGAGCGCTGACGGGTCGTCGAACGCCTGGGCCATCCGGGCGGCGTGGCGGGCGATCTGCGCTTGGGTGAGCGCGTAGGCCCCGAAGCGGGAGGCGTTGTCGTTGATCTGCTCTTGGTCGGTGCCGTCGTCGGTGACGACGTAGGGCAGCACCACGGCGGCCTGTTCCTTCACTGCGGTGGGGACTGCGAGTGAGTCGGCGACGGCCTCGTAGAAGGCGGCGGTGTCCGCCGTGCGGAACAGGAGAGCCGACCCGGCCGTGATCGTGAGGTCGGAGTCGTCCGAAGCTCCGCCGCCGGCAACGTCGCCGGGGCCCCAACGCTCCAGCCCGGCGTCCCACACGAGGCCCTGGCCGTCGGTCGGAGCGGCGGTCGAGGTGTCGACGTCGGAGAGATCGTCGAGCACGAGGTCGGCCTCGTCGTCAGCGACGGCGATCCCGTTGGACGGGTCGATGTCCCAGTCGGCGTACCCGGCGCCCTCCGGGACCGGGAGCAGCGAGACGAGCTCGCTGTCGGCATCGGTCGCGCCGGGATCGAAGAACACCACGGCCCGGGGCGTGGCGCCGCTGGTGTCGGTGGCGGGCACCGCCGCTCCGGGGTCGCGCTTGAGCATGCCGAGCTCCGCGTCCCACACGACGGCGATCGTGCCCCGCTCGTAGCCGGGAGCATCCCCGACGTCGAGCTCGCCGGTGAGGTCCTCGACGGTGGCCATCGACGGCGCAGCGGCCGAAGCACCGTCGGGATCGAGGATCAGCCAGCCGAGCTCGCCGCCGTCGAAGGTGTCGAGGTGGCCGCGGGCCACGCGGAAGGTGAAGGGGTCGATCGCCATGGCGGCCTCCGGGAGTGGTGGGGCGGGTAGGTCAGAACGAGACCGGGCGGATCCAGTCCGCCCGGTACGACACGTAGCCCTCGACGCTCGAGGTGGACCCGTCGATGGCGTTCGAGGCGAACTGGACCTCGACGTCGAAGAGGTCCTCGTCGTCGAAGGTGTGCATCCCGATCGGCTGCGGCAGCGCGAACGCTCCGCCGGCGGCTGGGACCAGGAGCCGGGTCGAGGTGCGGCCGAGCAGCGTCGAGGTGCCAGCGAGCCGGAACCGGACGTCCATCGGGATGACGTGGTCGACGCCGCCGGAGGGGGCGGAGATCTCGGCGTAGGCGTCGAGCACGATCAGCTGCCACTTCCCGAGCGCCGGGATCGTGAACGTGGCCATGGTCTCGCCGGTGGTGCCGGTCGTGAGCCCGGAGAACTCCGAGAACCCGGTGAGCTCCTGGATCTCCGGGTACGCCTTCTTGGCGGCGGCACGGGTCGAGTCGCCCACGTTCGCTGCAAGCCTCTCAAGCGACGCTGCGATCCCAGCACCAGCCGACGATCCGACCACGGTGCGGGTACGGCCGTGGCCCTGGGCGTCGCCGAGGGTACGGGGTCGGGTCTCAGGCATCGGTCGCTCCGAGGCCGAGCTCGACGAGCATCTTGGCGGGGAGCGGCCGGCGGGTGACGACACGCATCGTGGTCTCGAGGCCGAGGTGGCCGTCGTGGTCGACGATCGGGAGCGTGTCGCCGGCGGCGATCGCCATGCCGAGCTCCCACGGCACGACGGCGGTCTTGGTGATGTGGATCCGGGCGGCAGCGCGCGAGTGGGCGTCGGCCCACTTCTCGAGCTCGTTGAGGGTCCGGTCCGGTGGCGCGGTGACGAGGGCGATGATCCGGTGCCGGTCGGCGACCTCGGGCTGGGACACGGTCACCGACACCCAGGAGGTCCCGGAGCCGATGCCGGTGTCGACCACGTAGTCGTCGACCTGGGCGCCGGGGTCGATCTGCCAGCCGGTGTCGACGAGGTCATGGGCGGTGATGGCCAGGTCGGCCCGGTCCGCTCCGAGGCGGGGCCCGACCTCGATCCACCAGCCCGGCGTGACCCGGGCCTCGGGTGCGCCGTCGCGCTCGAGGATCATCGCGAGGACGTCGCCGACCTTCGTGCGCTGGTTGTGCGCCCAGCGCATGCCGGTCGCGGTGGTGCCGCAGTCGGTGGCGCGCACCGACAGCCCCGTGGGGGATCCGCCGAGCGACCGGGAGTTCAGGTCGCGCCAGACCCGCTCGAAGTACCAGGAGAGGTCCTGGGCCGAGCCGGGAGGGGCGCCGGTGGTGACGCCCTGGCGGAGGGTCACGAGGTCGTAGTCGGTCGACACGCCGGTGTAGGAGCGGCCCTGGACCCAGCAGCGGTGCGACGCGACGACCGGCTGCATCCGGGCACCGGAGGTGATCGGGCCGTCGGACCAACCGGACTCGGCGCCGGGGCGGCCACCGGCCCGGCTGTTCCGGTAGGTGACGTCCTCGGCCGAGTTCCCGATCCGGACCGCCCGGGTGCGGACCACCTCGGTGTTCGGCTCGATCGCATCGTTGAAGCGGGCGAAGCAGGCGCCCTCGACGGTGCGGCCGTAGCCGTCGGCGCCCTCGAGGGTGACCTTCGGCGACGACCACCAGCCCTTGCCCGTCACCCGGAGGGCCTTCGTGCCCCGCACCGCGTCGGTCGTGATCAGCGACGGCGTCACCCCGGCGTCGAACTGCCAGCCGTCGGCGATCATGTCGCCAACCGAGGAGTACTGCTCGAACGATCCCCGGTCTGCGAGGAGGTCGAGCTGCTCGGCTCGGCCCAGGATCCGCTCGGCGCAGATCGCCCCGGGGTCGATCGCGGGCAGCACCATGACGCCGGCGCCGATCTCGATCGGCGCCCGGAACATCCCGGTCCAAACTGCGGCCCCGTCGACCTCGATCACCACGATGAACCCCTTCGGGTCCCACTCGTACACCGGGTGCCCGTCGGCGGAGATCCCGACGAGCGTGCCGACGAGCGGCCAGATCGGATCCCAGGTCGACGCCCGGATCGATGCCGACTGGGTCTGGAGGAACTCGACGTCGTCGACCCAGTCCGACACCACGGCGGTCTCGATCGACCCGATCACCTCGCGGGTGATCGCCCGGCCCAGCACGACGTGCACCGCCGGCGCATCCGCACCCGGGTCGATGGTCCAGGTCGGGGCCGGCACCGGAGGGATCGGCTCGGCCATCTCCGGAGCGCGCCACCAGGTGCGGGCCGGGCGGCGCATCGTCGGATCGACAGCGGGCCCCTCGAGGACGGGCATCAGCGGGTGCTCCGCACCTTGCAGAACCCGGAGAACGCACCGGTGGCCACCGACATCGTGACCACGTTCGCCCCGTCGTCGCCGTCAGACGCGAGGAGTCGAAGCGGGCGGCGGGCCCGGCCCGGCGACGTGCCGGTGCTCGTGGACACCTGGACCCGCCCAGGGACCGGCATGTCGTTGAGCAGCGGCATGCCTGCGACGATCTTCAGGACCTGGCCGCCGGTCATCGACAGCGTGAACTGCCAGCGCTCCCACGAGCCGTCGGCATGGGCGACGTGGATGCGGGGGTTGGTGGTGGTCCCGTGGGCGGTGAATCGGAACTCCCACGCCCGGCGGGCCCATCGTCGGTAGCCGCCGACGTTCGGGGCCTCGAACGTGGTGGTCGACGTCGGTGACCCGGTGGCGACGTAACCGGCCTGGATAGCGACGGCTGCGTAGGCGGTGGGGTCGGTGGCCTTCCAGGCCAGCTCGAAGCCGGGCAGGTCGTTGTCGACGGCCTCTTCGTCGGTGAGCCAGTCGCATCGCACGGGCCGGGCGTAGACGCACCAGGGGTCGTCGCCCCACAGCAGCCCTCGCCAGTAGAGGGGGCGCTCGTCGAGGGGCGACTCGATCGGCTGCATGGCCTCTGCGAGCCGCCACAGCGCGTCGAGATCGTTGGACGTGCAGTCGGTGGCCACGAGGCGTCCTCGGGGGCTGTGGCGGCCGCCCCACTCCCCTCCTTGCGCCCGGGGTGACGGGTCGTCGCTCGGTGGCGTGACGCCGAGGCCATCGATGCCGTCGCCGAGGATCAGACCGGGTTCGGCGCCTGGGACCGCGTTGGGTCGGCGGGCGATGACGATGCCTTCCCAGCCCATCGCGTTGAGGGCAAGGTCGTCGGGCAGCATCACCACTGGTCGTCTCCGAACACGAACCGTTGCCCGATCTCTCGGGTGACGGCACGCCCTGCGCCGATCAGCTCGACCACGTGGTGCTCGGGTGCGACTCGAGCACCGCGGAAGCGGCGGCCGCCGGCGGGGCGACGGCGGCCTTGTTCGGCACGGGCTCGCATCTCGGCGTTGGAGATCACCTCGCCGGGCACTGCGGGCTCGAAGCCCTCCAGGCCGAACTCGTTGATCGGGTAGATCACGCCAGGAACGACGGGCCCGCCGCCGGCGCGCGGTGGACCGGGCCGGCCGCTCGAGCCCTCGCCGTAGTCGCCGGCGTTCGCAGCGAGCACGGAACCGAGCGACAGCTTGTCGATGATCATCTGCGCGCGCTCTTCGAGGGTCTGGAGGTTCAGGCCGAACTCGCGGGCGATCCGCACGACCTCGTCCTCGGTGGTGCCAGCGACCGCGGCCAGCTCGCCGAGGCTGGCCAGGCCCCCCGTCTTCATCATCTCGATCGAGATCGCCGTGGCGGTCGCGAGATCCTCGGACATCTGCTGGCCTGCCTCACCGGTGGTGGTGATGGCGATCTGCTGCAGGCGCGCAGCCTCGACGGCGTACGACGACAGGTTCGAGATGGCGTTCTCGGCGTTGTTGACCATGTCGACGAACGCCTGGTCGACGTCGCCGGTCAGCTGATCGAGGATCGGACCCGCCTGCTCGGGACCGGCCTGCATGAGGCGGGTCACGTACTCGGGGTCGTAGCCGAGCTCGAGCGCCCGCTGGATGTCGCCCGAGAAGTCCTCGGTGTCGGCCAGGACGTCGCGGTAGAAGGCCTCGATCTTGTCCTGGTTGAGCGGCGAGTCGGTGGCGAGCAGGTCCGACAGCGACTCGCGAGCGTCGTCGAGGTCCTTGCGGGCCTGCTCGAGCGCGGCGGCGTCGCCGTCGTCACGGACCTCCCGGAGGCGCTTCTCGGCCTCGGCGACGGCCTCCCGGGCAGCCTCGACCTGCTTGGGGTCGACCGGGTCGTCCGTGACCTGCAGGACGTCTCCGAAGCTGGCGTACGCGTCGGCCACAGCGGACTGGGCCTCCTCGATCACCTTGACGTTGGCGGCGAGGACCTCGGGGTCGAGGCGCAGGGCCTCGTCCATGTCGGTGCCGGTGAGCTGCGCAGCGGTCTGGAGCTCTTCCCACTTGGCGATCAGCTCAGGGGTCGCTTGGCCGGTCTCGTCGAACGCGTCGGGAAGCCCGACTCCAGCGGCGTCGGCGAGGGCCATGACCTGGTCGGCGGTGAGGCCGGTCTCGTCCCGGAACATCCGCATCCCGACGGCCGACCGTTCGACCAGGACGTTGTTGGCTTCGAGCTCAACGCCGAGTGCTGCCTGTTCGGCGGCGAGCTTCTCGTCGTCGAACCGGTTCGTGGAGCCCTCGGCCTGCAGCTGCTGGAGGCGCTGGATCTCCTCGAGGATGTCCGCCGAGCGGCCGGTCAGCGAGTCGAGCGACCCGGTGTCGACCTCGTCGAGGCCGGCAAGGAACTCCGACGCGTCGCGGCGGCCGGACTCGTGGAGCTTGTCGAGCGCGAACGACGCGGCGGTCGCCCCGATCGCGATGCCGGCGAGGGCACCGCCGGCGATGGCGCCGGCCGATACCGAGGTCTTCGCGATGTTGGAGAACCCGGTGCGTACCTTGTCGAGGCCGGCGCTCGAGCGGGGCGTGAGCCGCTTGTTCCAGTCGGGCACGGTGAGCATCCCCGACGCCAGGTCTCGCACACCGGAGGCCATCATGGTCAGGTTCGGGGCCGAGGCGGCGAGGACCTGCATGCTCGCTGCTGCCGTGGAGATGCCCCGGGTTGCCGCGAGGCCGGCGATCGAGTTGCGCAGGAACACGGTGTTGCGGGCGAGCACGACCACGCCGCTCGATGCGAGCTCGAGGCCCGACACCCACGACCCGAACTTCACGGCTCCGTAGGCGATGCCGACGCCGAGGACGATCTCGGTGTGGTCGGCCAGCAGCCCGGTGAGGTCGCCGACGAGCTCGACCACGGGCATGCCGGCGTTGAGCACGGTGACGAGCGCGACGCCGGTGGTGTCGAGGGCGACCGGCAGCACGTCGCCGGCGATCTCCTGCAGATCGTCGAGCACCGGCAGGAGCCGCTCACCGAACTCGATCGCCACCGGGACGACGTCCTCACCGAGGTCCACGAGCGCGTCGCGGGCCTCTGGGGTGGTCGCGATGAGCCCGGCGAGGCCGAGCGCGACGGGCCCGCCGCGGATGAACTGGCCGAAGAACGGGATCGAGCTCTTCCCGAGGCCCAGCAGCGCGCCGGTGATGCCGGCGGCTGCGGGGCCGTACTGCTCGAGCAGCTCGAGTCCCTCGCCGAGTCCGTCGACGAGCGGGGGCAGCAGGTCAGCGGCTTCGCCGGCGGCGGTGGCGAGCGCCGGAGCGAAACGGTCGATGACCTCACCGGTTACGTCGGTGAGCAGGGGCAGCATGTCCTTGAGCTCGTCGACGGTGGGCTCGAAGGACCTGGCGAGGTCCTGGCCGGCCTCGTCGCGGTAGGTGTTCCAGAGGCCGGTAAGGGTCTCGGACTGCTTGTCCATGAGGCCGGTGAGACGGCCAAGCGCGGGGCCGGCCCGGTTCTCGAGGGCATCGAACACGACGTCGGCAGACACCGTGCCGGCAGTCACGGCGCGCTGGGCCTCGACGATCGAGATGTTCATCTGGGCGGCGAGGGCTTCCCAGGCGGGGATGCCAGCCTCGGCCAGCTGGAGCATCTCTTCGGCTTGGACCTTGCCCTTCTGGCGCATCTGGGTCAGGGCCCGGACCGCGCGCTCGATGCCCTCGGATCCGGTGCCCATGCCGGACGTGGCGTCGCCGAGGGTCTCCATGATGGGGATGACCCGGTTGGCCTCGAGCCCGACGGCGGTCAGCCGGGATGCTGCGGTCCGCAGGCTGGGCAGATCGAACGGGGTGTCCGCGGCGAAGCTGGCGAGGTCCTCGAGGAAGTCCTTGGCAGCACCGGCAGAGCCGAGGGTGGTCTCGAACCCGACGGTGGCCACCTCGTTCGCGGCGGCCAGCTTCACGCCGTAGACGGTCGCTGCCGCGGCGCCTGCGCCCAGCGCAACGGTTCCGGTGGCGATCGCCTGGGCGGTGATGGCGCCGAGGTCACCGAGCCCGGCGCTGAACCCGCGCCGCGTGGAGGCGCCGAGGTTGCGGCCGGCTTTGGCGCCGACGGCGGGGGCCATGGCCGAGAGCTCGCGGTCCATGGTGGCCTGGACGCCCTTGAGCGAGGGGATGATCTGGACGGCGGCGTAGCCCCATTGGTCCATTCAGACCACCTCCTCGGGTGTGGTGTCCTCGCGTTCGGCGGCGAGCTGCTCGATGCGGTCGAGCGCAGACGCGAGGCCGGGGTCGAGGCGCCGGTTGCGTTCGTGGTGCGGGCTGCGAGGGTCGGGCTTGATCTCGACGCGCTTGCCCTCGGGTCGCTGGACGAGCGCTGCGGTCTGCATGCGGATCCGGTCGAGCAGGTCGTCGTGGCGGGTCCAGTCGTGGCCACGCTCGACGATCGCGACGGGCGAGTCGTCGGGAATCCAGCGCAACCGCACCGCGATCTGGCGTCGGGTGAGCCTGGGGGGCGTGGTGTACAGGTCGCGCAGGTCGAGGTGGTCGTAGCGGGAGAGGTGGGCCTCCACTGCGGCCGGGTGGTCCCGGAGCAGCAGGTGGAGGCGGATCATTCCCCCGAGCTGGATCCGAGCGCTGCGAAGATCTCGCTGTAGAGGGTGTTGAGATCCCCGGAGGTCCGGCCCGGCTTGGCGGCGAAGCGGTGCCACTGCGTGGGGCCGAGCACGGCGATGACGAAGCGGCGCACGTACTTGGGGAGCCGGGCGGGGTTGTCGCGGCTGTCGGCGATCTCGGCGAACGCATCGGCCGCGTCGAGCGTCCAGAAGTCGCCGGGCGGGATCGTCCACTGCTCGTCGTCGAACGTGAACGTGATCGGAGCGGCGTTGGCTTCGGCGGCGGCGGCGTTCGGCTGGTCGGGGTCGGGCTTGTCCTTGGGCATCGTGACTCCTGGTGGTGCGGCGATCTTGGGCTCCTACGACGCGGCGGGGTGCCGGGCTGCGAGGGGGAGCCGGTCCTCGCAGCCCGGCGAACGTGCGTCGCTCAGCTGGTGACGGTGACGGCGCAGGTGTCGCTCTGGCCGATGAACTCGGCCGAGACCACCGCGCTGCCGACACCGGTGCCGGTGACGTAGCCGTGATCGACGATCGCCTTGGTCGGGTCGCTGCTGGTCCACACGGCCGAAGCCGTCACGTCGAGCGTCGACGCATCGGAGTACGTGGCCGTCGCGGTGAGCTTGCCGATCTCGTCGTCGGCGACGGTGAGCGTCGACGGGGCGACGGTCAGCGACACCAGGGTGATGTCGGTCGAGTCGGGCTGGCGGATGCCCCACTCGTCGTCCGCGTTCGGGAAGAACGTGGCCTTGAACGGGTAGGCGACGACGTCGTCATCCTTGGCCGTCGGGGACCCGTCGAGGTCGACCTCGACGTAGTTGGCGGCGATGATCCGCTTCTTGGTGCCGCCCTCGACCATCTCCAGGCCGAGCAGGACGGGCTGCGGGCGGCGGAGCTTGAGCTTCGACGCGGTGCTGCCGGGCCAGCACAGGTCCTCGACGACCTTGCGGCGGCCTTCGAGGCAGGTGAAGCCGACGGTGATCTCGTCGTCCTTGCGGATCAGGCGGAGCAGGTAGCCGCCCCAGGCGCGCCGGGGGGTGACGGACTGGCCGTAGCCGAGCGGGAACCCGGCGGAACCGTCGAGGGCGCCGACGGGCTTCCACTGGCTGGGCCAGGCGGCGGAGATGTTGGCCGGCTTCGGCGAACCGAGCGGCGCGATGTACACGTCGGCGAACGGCCAGTACTCGGCCTTGTTGGGATCGAACACGCCCATGGTGGGCCTCCTTGGTGGTCGGTGCGCCGGGCCGGTCGGGCCGACACGGTTGGTGGTCCACGGCGCGACGCCGGGGTGATTCCGTTGGAATCACGGGTGGGGCTGCGTGGTGGAGCTGGTGCGCCCTTCGTGGGGCGGCGGTCAGGTGAGCGGGGTGGGGCGCACCGTGGCGATCACGGTGAACCAGGCGAGCTCGGCGGCCGTGTGGTGCGGGTCTCGGGCCGGCAGCGGCCCGACGGCCGGGCGGATCGATGCGATCTCGCCGGTGCCGTCGTGGGCGAGGAGCCGGCCTTGCGCGGCGAGCGCCGCGGCTTCGGCGATGACGGGGTCGTTGGACCAAGCGCAGATCCGGATGGTCGCTTGGGCGAGCATGCGGCGGACGACGGTGGTGCCGTCCCAGCCGACCTGGAGGTGCGTGGGGCTGGCGGTGGTCCAGCCGGCGGGAAGGTCGCCGACGGTGGTCGGTGACGGGGTGAGGGCGTCGAGGAGGTCGATGGTCGCGGTGCGCGGGTTGGGGAACGTCCAGGTGTCGGTCATCGGCCTCGGACCTGCAGGCCTGCGGTCCCGGCCGCCCGGGTGAGGGTGCCGTGCTTGGCCTGTTCGGCCATGCCGGCGGGGTGCGCGATCGTGACGGCGGCCGCTGCGCGGTCGGTGGTGTAGGACCGCACGGTGATGGGCAGGTCGGTGAGGGCTCGGGCCTCGGCGGACACCTTGGCGGCGGTGCGGTTGACGCCCTTGGTGGCCTCGGCGGACTTGAGCCATCGGGCGATGCCGTCCCGATCGAGCCGGAACGTGGCCATCAGCCGGTGCCCCGGACAAGGTCGACCTCGACGCCGCCGACGCGTTCGCCGTCCCACGGTCGAGGTGGGGCGGCGACGTCGTACCAGGTGCCGACGTGGAGGATCTCGTCGTCGACGGTGAGCTCGGTTCCCGGCGGCGCGTACAACACGAGCTCGATGACCTGACCTCGACGTGCGGGGATCTCGATCACCCGGGTGCCGTCGCCGGGGGCGACGAGGCACCCGGCGATGGTCGTGGTGGTGGTCGTGGACGGTGTGGGGCTGCCGTACTGGTCGCGCCCGCCGGGGCTACGCCGGCGGCGGGTGACCGTCACCCGGTTCACGGCGGCGCGATCCCCAGGCCGAGCGGGATCGAGCTACGCCGGCGGCGTGCTGGCGGGGTGAGGAGCGCTGCGTCGTCACGGGTGAGCGCGAGGGCGGCGGCCTGGGGCGGCGACCAACGCTCCCGGAACGGGCCGGCCTGCTCCTCGATGGGGATGTCGGGTCCGCGGACCTCGAGGTAGCGGCGGACCATCCCTGCGACGACCTGGCGCGCCAGCAGCGGTGACAGGGCGCCGGCGGCGAGACGGGCGTCGATGGTGGGGAACCGTTCGCGCACGATCGTCGAGGCGACGTCGACGAGGACCTCGGCGGTCGTCTCTTCGGCGGCGGTCAGAGGCCGCCAGATGGCGGCGATGTCGGCGGGGGTAGCGAACGGCGCTGCCATCAGGTCTCGGTGGCGGCGAGCTCGGCGAGCTGGTCGACGAGCGAGATCATCGCGTCGCGGTCGAGGCCGGCCGGATCGAGGCCGTGAGCAACGAGGTACGCGGCCCAGGCGGCCTTGCCCGAGCCCTTGCCGCTGCGGGGCGGCTCGTCGACGATCTCCTCCGAAGCACCCGAGGAGGTGCCGGCGGGATCGGGGGCGCCCGCCGGCGTCTCGCGCTCCGGGTCGGGAGTGGCCGCCGGGGACCCGGCCGGGGCCTCGAGCTCGTGCTCGAGGTCGGCCGGGGCCCAGGCGTCCGGGTTGGTGATGCGGTCCGCCGCCCACACCGGCGGCACGGTGCCGGCCTCGAACACGACCACCTGGCCGCTGTCGGGGTCGCGGTCGACGACGTTGACGGCGAGGCGGCGGACCATCATCACAGCACCTTCGCTGCGATGGAGCGATCGGCGTTGGCCAGCACCGGGAGCCCGATGGCGTCGGAGATGACCTCGACCCCCATGGGGGGCTTCGGGTTCTTGTAGACGCCGGCGACGATGCCGGGCTGGTCGCCGTCGGGGATCTCCCAGTCGCCGTCGGTGGAGGTGAGGGTCCGGCCCCAGAACGTGGCGCCGAGGTCGGTCTCCTCCCACGCGTCGGTCTCGACCGGGGCCGGGAGCATGAGCAGCGTGTCGTCGGGCAGGACCCGGGTGGTCACGCCGTTGACCGAGACGCGCCGGTCGTACTTGAACAGCGGCGGGAGGCTGGCACCGACGACGGTGTCGTTGACCTGCTGCTCGGTGGCGGGGCGGGACGCCCCGTTGACGAGCTGGGTCTGGAACTCGTCGCCGGCGGCGAGGGCCCGCATGACGCGGGTGGGCAGCACGATGGCGCCGGGCTGCTCGCCGGTGGCCTCGACGTAGAGGTCGGTGAGCGTCTGGAGGAACTCCAGCCGCGAGACCGACGTCGAGCTCCAGAGGCTGCCGGCGACGACCTGGTGGGACGCCGGGCGCCCGAAGTCGTCGTCGCTCTTGAAGTTCGGCTGGTCGATGGTGGCCTTGCCGGTGGCGAGCACGATGCCGCGCATCCGCTCGATGGCGTCGGACACGGCGCGCACCACGGTCTCGGTGGTGGCGAGGATGGTCCGCAGCGCGGCGTCGTCGCCGATGTCGCCACCGCGGAGGCGGAGCTGCTCGTACTCGGTGACCGGGAGGTTCTGGCCGAGGGCGGGGAGCTCGAGGGTGACGCGCTTGCCGGGCTGGCGGCGGCCGATCTCGGGCTCCGCGTCGTAGGCGCGGAACTTGGCGGCCTCGACGAGGCCGGAGGAACCCTTCACGAAGCGGGCGACCACGTCGGAGACGTCGCGGTTGGGCAGCCACCGGGCGAGGGTGCCCTTGCGGGCCTCGTAGGTGGCGAGGGACTCACGGGCGTAGCCGGTGAGCTCGGCGGGGGTGATGATGTCGGTCCAGAGCATGCTCAGGCCTCCTCGAAGATGAACGAGCCGGTGGTGTTGTGGCCCGTGGTGGCGAAGGGGATCGGGAGGCGCGAGACCTTGACGGTGCCGTGCCGGAAGATGGGCCAGGCGCCGTCGGCCGGGACCTTCTGGTCGGACAGCACGAAGCCGTAGAGGACCTCGCGGCCGTCCGAGCTGGCGTCGGCGCCGCCCTGGGTGTTGGTGGTGACGGTGACGTCGGGGGACGAGCCGCCCGTCAGCGACTTGGAGCTGACGACCGAGTTGCCGAGGTTGGCGTTGGCCGATGCGCCGACCGCGGTGAGGGCCCAGGCGCCGGCGCTGCCGCCGACGAGGACCCGGCCGACGAGCGCGGGCACGGCGTCGACCTTGGCCTGGACCTGGGCGACGGTGTCGCCGATGTTCCACGCTGCGGTGTTGCCGAGCCCGAACGGGCTCACGACGAAGGTGCCGGAGCTGGGCGACCCGGTCACGGCGATGGTCTGCACTTCGTCGGTGCTGTCGCCGGTGTAGGGGCCGAGCTGCTTGGTCGCGGTGACCTGGCCGACGGGGGTGCCCGAGGGCACGACCCCGGAGGGGTAGGCGGCCAGGGAGAACAGGGCCGGGTCGGGGGCCGCGCTGGGGCACTCGTGGATGCCGTGCGTGGACCCGAGCCAGGACTGGTCGCCCGGGCCGAAGGTCTCTTCCGAGAGACGGGGCATGGGGATCTCCTTGTGAAGGGTGGTGGGGGCTCGACCGGGCGGCCGGGCTAGTCCCGGGACTTGCGCTTGTGGTGCTCTCCGTAGAGGTCGCGGCCCGACGCCACCGAGGGCGTGGCGTTGCTGCTGCCTCGTCGGCCTTGGCCGAGGTCGGGGAACCCGCGGCCCTTGCCGGGCCCGATGCCTGCGATGCCCTCGACGAGGGCCTTCACCTTGGCGGTGTCGACGTCGCCGGCGGCGTCGAGGTACTTGGTGTGGTCGAGGCCCTCGAGGAGCACGCCGAGCGCGGCGTCATCGAGGCGGCCGGCGACCTGCGAGCGGATCTCGGTGCGCACGAGCGACGGGACCAGCTCGGCGCGCCCTTCGGCCTTGCCCTGATCGCGGGCCTCGGCGATGCGCCGGTCGCTGTCGCTCATCTGCTCACGCCGGAGGCGCTCGACCTCGGCGTGATTGTCCTTGGACTGCCGCTCGTGCTTCTGGGCGTGGAACTTCCAGTAGGCGGCCTGCTGCTCGGCGGTCATCTGCGCGATCGGCGTGTTGGCCGGGAACCCATGGTCACCACCACCACCACCGTCGCCGCCCCCAGCGCCCTCCTGGCCACCAGCACCGCCCTGCGAGCCGCTCCCAGCGCCGCCCTCCTGGCCACCGGCGCCGCCCTGTGAGCCGCCAGCCCCGCCTGCGCCGCCCTCTTGGCCACCGGCGCCGCCCTGTGAGCCGCCAGCCCCGCCTGCGCCGCTCTCCTGGCCACCAGCGCCGCCCTGCGAGCCGCCTGCGGCACCTTCGCCTTCGCCGGCGCCGCCTCTGACGTGCACGAGCAGGCCGTCGGGGCCGAAGAACCGGCCGACGACGGGTGAGCGGCGCAGCTCGTCGAGGCGCTCGGGGCTGAGGTAGGCGGGGTCGGTGGGGTTCATGGGGGTCTCCCTTGTCGGGTGGGTGATGATGTCCGTGGCGGACGTGGTCAGAGCCGGGCGAGCTGCGCGCGGAGCCGCTCGGCTCGGGTCTCCCACTCCTGCTCTCGCTGGGAGAGCCGCTCGCGCCGCGCAGGGTCCGGTTCGGTGAGCTGGTCGATCGCTGCCTGCTCTTGGCGAGCTTCGGCGGTGCGGATCTGGGCTCGGAGCCGGGCCTGGGCTTGAAGGCGCTCGCGTGCGGCGCGGTCCGTGGCGGACTCGCGTTGGGTGGAGGTGAGATCGGTGGTGGGGACGACGTTGCAGTGGCAGCGGGTGTGGCCGAAGTCGGCGTCGTCTGCGCTCCAGTAGATCTGGCCGTCTCGGGCCCGGCACCAGGGACAGGCGCGGGGCTCGGCGACGCGTTGCCAGCGCAGCTCGAGGCCGGTCCGCTCGGCGAGCACGTCGCCGGTGCTGCGGGCGGTGGAGGTGATGAAGTTGTCGGCGACGGCCGAGGCTGCGGATCGGCCGACGCCGACGGCGTCGAGGTAGGGGCGGCCCTTGCGGATCGCGCTCCAGGTGGCGGTGAACGGGTCTCGGAGGCGGGCGGTGACGGCGACGTCGCCTGCGGCGATCGGCGGAGGGGAGATCTCGAGGTGGAGGGCGTAGAACGCTGCAGCGGTCGAGGTGGCGGCTTGCTTGGTGCCCTCGAGCAGTGGCGTCACGGCGGCGATGTAGGCGGGGAGGTCGCTGCGGTTGTAGCTGTCGAGGTCGTCCCAGGCGCTGGTAGCCACGAGCTGGGCTCGGGCGGTGATGACGGCGAGGAGGGCCCGGTAGCGGTTGAGCAGCACCGGGTCGGCTGCCATCAGGTGGATGCGTCGGGTTCAGCCGGCGCCGCTGTGGGCGAGAGGAGGGCGTCTTGGGCGCGCTGGGTGCGCATCGCGGCGATCTCGACGGGGGTGTAGCCGTAGATGGAGCTGAGGCGGGTCTCCCAGGGGATGTCCTCGCGAACCTTCGATGCGGCATCGGCGCGCTCGGCGAGCGATCGGCGCTCGGGTGGCAGCCAGAGCACCCGGATGTTGGACCGGTCAGCGCGCTTGGCGTCCTGCAGGGTGAGGAAGGCGAGTTCGAAGACGTCACGGATGGCGCCGTCGGCGCGCTTGATCCGGTCCTCGGCGACGAAGATCAGGCCCTCCTTGGCGAGGGTGGCGCCCTCAGCGGATTGGGGCATGGCGGTGGGCATGAACTGGGCGATCGGGAGCTTCGTGACCGCGGCGAGGTACTCGACGTCGGCCTTGGTGGCGTTGAGGATGGGGCTGAAGTCGGTCTGGTTCGACTCCCAGATGTCGACGCCGGCGGGAAGGTCCCAGATGGCTCCGGGGTCGGCCGAGAAGATCGTCTCGTAGTCGATCTCCTCGCCGTTCTCGTCGTGGGTGGGGGCGCCCTTGAGTGCGCGCTGGCGGTAGGCCTGCATGGCGGCGATGACCATGCGGGACAGGACCATGTGGTTGATCCGGTCGAGGAGGTCGGTGTGGTGCTCGAACTGGCCGAT